AGGTCTTGCCGGTCGGGTATATCCCGATCCTACGCAACGACCGAGTATCTGGCACCGCCAACTTTGACATTCGCCTCGCCGAGCTGGCAAAGCCGCTCATCAATGGGGCAATCGTCAAGGTTCACTGCTGGCTGGTCCCAAAAAGCGCGCACCCGCAATTCGCGGGCATGGACGAATTTCGTCAAGCGTACACGGGCCAAATTCCGCAAACCATGCGGGCCAGCAATGGCACACTGACCAATCCCTTGGCATTGCCTCAGTTCTTTCGCCAAAAAGCCCATGACGTGAGCTGGAATGCGAACCCGATCTTCAAGACACTCGGAATTCACATGGCGGCTGGCGAAACCTATAACCTCGATCTGCTGGACGCGATCAGCGTGGTGGATAACTTCCGCCGAAAGTCCCTCAGCTCGAAACTTCCTCAGCGTGGGTATGTTGGGCAGGCTGGTCAGTATGACTTGCCTCGCGCCTACTGGATGCACAATCGGTTCAGTGATCTTGTGCCTGACTACGAACAGGCTTTGACCGATGGTCAAGTCGATCTGACACTGCAAAGCGGCACCCTGCCGATCAGCTCGGCCAGCTCCTACTTTGCGACTGCTAACTACATGCCTTCGAGCAACTCGGCAGGCACGGTTGACGGTTCCCGGATCAACTGGGGCGATGAAATTCGCGCTGAAATGGCTGGCCAAGGTCTCGACTTCACGCTCGCGACACTGGACAAGGCGCGCGAAACCGCGTCTTTCGCTCGTATGCGTCAAGCTATGTCGGGCGCAGGTTCGTCCGAGCTGATCGATCCTCAAGCACTGATCGACGATATGATGCGCGGCTTCGCAGTCCCAGAAGATGCGCTCAAACAGCCGATCATGTTGGGGCAACAGTCCGTGCCGATTGGCATGACTGAACGCCACGCAACTGATGCGGCAAACTTGGATCAGTCGGTAACGACCGGCCAAGTAAGCATCAACATGTCGTTCAACACTCCTACGATCCCAACGGGCGGTTTGATCCTGTTCTTCGCTGAGGTAGTTCCCGAACGCATGGATGAACGGGCAACTGATCCATGGCTGCAAATGACAGAAGTGTCTCAGTTGCCAGATGCGCTTCGCGATACACTGGATGAGAATCCGGTGGACACCGTGCCAAACCGCTTGATCGATCAGTACCATACAGCGCCGGATGGCCTGTTTGGTTTCGTTCCGCGCAACGCATTGTGGAACCGCAAAATGACCGCACTCGGCGGGAAGTACTTTGCGCCCACGCCCGGCACCCAGCCAACAGAAAACCGCTTCGGTGTCTGGGCGGCTGATACCATCGATCCGACTTTTTCGGAAGACTGGTATCTCGTGCCTAGCGATCTCAGTCACTATCCGTTTGCGGATACAGCTGGCGACGCCATCGATGTGGTGTTTCAAGCTGCGGCTGAAATTGAGGGCATTACCCAGTTCGGTGTTCCTCTCATGGAGGACCAATCCGAATATGCGTCGATCATCGACGCCTCCGAGTAGCAGAAAACCGGGCGGGCCAATACCGGCCCGTCCCACTCAAACAAAGGTTAGAAGCCAATGAAAACCCTTCATCCCTACTTCGCCCGCATGGTCGATCAGCTCGAACACATTGAAAGCATGGGGGCGGTGTGTACCATCGTCACCTCGCAAAAGTGCGAGCTTTGGTTCGAGACAGAAGACGGTATCTCGTCGCTGGTCGATATCATTGAGGGCCGCAACGAAATTCGCGTGCCTTCTGGCTGCGTCGCCTTCCTGAAAGGCAAGGGCGATAAGTTCGTCTACAACGCACGTCCAGAGATCGATCGAACGGCAACTGACGTTGTGTCTTACACCGCTCAAGACACACGGCCACTGGTGCCAGCTGCTGTCATGGAGCTGCGCCGTTCGCTGCGTAAAGCAGAAATGGAAAGCGAAGCTCGGACCCAGCAACGTCTGGACAAAGCCGAAAAGCGCCTCAAGGCCATGACGCAACGGTTCGGCAACATTGAGCCGGTCGAAGATAAGCCTGAACCAAAGGCTGAACCAAAGGCCGATCCAAAGGCGGAACCCAAAGCCGACCCTAAGGCTGAGCCTAAAGGTGCCGCCGAATGAGCAACTCAGAAAACAAGGGGGCGGCTGATGCCGCCTCCATCATCAACGAATTGTGGACTAAAGCTCGCCTAGAGGCGGGCTTTGTCGTGCAGTCACGAGAGCAATTCACCGCGACGCTGAAGGAGTACGCCAAGCGCACTGACGCCTTGGACGAAACAGCGTCACGGGTCATGGAGGGCAAATCAACGCCCCTCCTGCCACAACACAAACCAACTGAACGCATTCAGTTTCCTAGCTGGTTCGGCAACAGTACGTACTTGCGTCAACAGGATCGTGCCAACTGGCACAACGTTAACATCGGCATTGCCTGCTTCGCGGGCAAGCTGATTAAGGAATGCCAGAAGTATTCCGTGCCGATGTATACCCACGGCGCTCTCCGAACCCCAGAAGATCAGAACAAGATGTTCGAGCGCGGTGTAAGCCGCCTTCGGGGTGAACAAGGCAAACACACGCAGGGCCATGCTGTCGATATCGTGCATTCTAAGTATCACTGGGAAATGACACGCGATGAATGGTCGTGGGTGGGGCTTGTCGGCAAGTCCGTGGCAAAATCAATGGGGCTTCAAGTCACATGGGGTGGCGATTGGAAAAACCCGTATGACCCTGCTCATTGGCAGGTCGAGATACCTCTCGCGTCAAAACGGGACTACACTCAAACACTCAGAGCCACGCCCTACAAGTTAGCGCAACTCGCGCGCACTTACGACTTGAATGGCCCCAAAAAGCCGATCATGGGCTACCTGACCGGCTACGGCAAAGATCGCCTTTGATCTAAGCCAAACAACATCGCCCTGGACAACTTGTTGTCCAAGGCATTCAGCTCAATCCCTATCAAGGCACTGGTGCCGGGATAACGCTGACTATCTCGCCCCGGCAGAGCCGGACAAGGACGGGGTTCCCTACGTAGTAGGGGTGTCCGCAGTATCAACCTCGCAAACGCAGCCCAGTCTGCGCCCGCGAAAATTCCCAATTTTCGCGGGTTAGTCCCCCCTTCTTGATGGATCACTAACCTAGTGGTCCCGAACAAAGAAAGCGTCTACAATGTGTGAACAGCCAATCAACGGATATCGCCGCACGAAAGAGGGCAACGTCACCTACGTTGCCAACTGCGGCAAGTGTAATCAGTGCAAGTGGGCCAAGGTCGACGACTGGGTTGGGCGGTCTCTTTTAGAGGCCATGTACTCCCAATGGAGCATTCCCATCACCCTGACTTACCGCGACCAGCCGGACGGCTCCCATAAGCACATCACGAAACATCACTTCCAGACAGCCATTCGGACGCTTCGCAGGGCGGGCCACAAGGTAAGGTACATCGCGTCTGGCGAGTATGGTGATCTCAAGGCAAGGGCGCATTTCCATGCGATCCTGTTCGGCCAAACCATCGGCCCCCCGGTAGAGAAAATTCGAGAACGGGAATGGGTCGATTGGTGGCCGCATGGTCACGTCTTTGCGGACGACCATCAGGCGACGCCAAAAAGCATTCGGTACGTCGCGAAGTACCTAATGAAAGAACACGGCAACCAATGGTTCACGTGTTCGAAAAAACCGCCAATCGGTGATCTAGGCATCAGGCAGATCGCGATGCGGTCCGCGCAAGCCGGCGTTCTCCCGTCGCTGCGCTACATGCCAGATGGAGGCCACCCGAAAGGGTTCTATGTGCTCAAGCGCAAAAGTGCCGAAAATCTGCATCAATACCTGCACGATGAATTTGCTTTGGCGGGCAAGAACATTGACAAAGCGTTCGATGCCTGTCCACATGAAGCGACAATCGAATTGTTCGATAAAATCGCCAGAAAGGAAAATCAAAGTGTCAAGGAATACGCGGAAGCGGCGCGCTTCGAGGCAGAGCAATATATCGCCACGCACAAGCAACGCGACGCAAAAACAGGCCATTGGGTTCTCCCAGCCGAACATGAAGTTCGCGACCATCAGGGAAATCCGCAAACTAGAGACCCAAGTGTTCGCGCAGAAAACGCGGCCAGACGCCGCGCGCTCAAACACGGGTTCCGTTCAAACTTCCAACCAGAGGGTTAAAAATGAAGATTTTACGAGAAATTCTGCTCCAAGGCGCGTTTCAACGGTTGACCGGAAACCGATCAACTGTAAACGTCGCCCCACTGAAAGAACGCGCGGGAAAGGCCCTGCTAAGTCCTTTGTCCCGTTGTGTCGTTAAAATGAAGGGAAAACCGACAATGACGAAAATAGCTCTCTTTGCGCTTATAGCGCAACTCGCTGGGGCGGTGGTGCTGGCATACAGTCCCGCCGCTCACGACGCGTTCTGTCAGGCGGTGCAGTAATGGTTCTCGGAATCATTGGTGCTACACTGTTCGGATCAGCTGCCGCCTCGGCGGCTACGATCTCGGCAGGTGCTGGCTTGTTGGGTGGCGCGCTGCAACGCCGCGACGCCCGCAAAAACCCGCCAAAGACCGATCTCGTCGGGCTTCGAGCTGAGGCCGAAAGAGCAGGGTTCAACCCGCTCACGGCACTCAACGCAACTGGCGGAGCTGGCTTCCAAACAGGTCGCCAGCCTGTGAGCATCGGCGCAGTTCTGCAAAATTTCGGCAACAACGTTGCGGGCATCGTCAAGGCGAATGACCCGGTAGCAGCTGCGACCGAAAAGCAGAACCTTGAGCTGATGAAGGCCCAAACCGATATGCTCAAGTCTCAAGCCGTAATGTACAACATTCAGGGCAAAACCATGGCGCAACGTCGCACTGGTGGCGGCGGCGCTCGGTCGAACGTCCCAGAGGGCTTTGAGATCGAGCAGGGCATGGTCGTTCCACTCGAACAGAACCAGAAGGTCGCGCCTGTCGAAAACATGCCGCTTCTCTGGCAGTTCCGAACAGGAGCTGACGGATCGCGGCAATGGGTCGGCTTGAACCCGGACGCCTTCGAGATCGGCATCGGCGAGCTGATAGGCGGAGGGCTGATCCATGGAACAGCTGCCGCAATTCAAGCGGCCAAGCGAACCAAGGACAACATCGAGGGCGCATTCCATCGAGTTGACAATCCAGCGGCGCGTAAAGTAGCGCCGCGTATCCAATTCCCCAGCTACATCAACGACCAGCTGCGGGATATGACGACGACCCGACCATGAAGGGGCGTCCCAAGAAGAAGTGCGTCAAATGCGCCAAACGGCGTCAACGCATTGTTCAAACTTATCGCCGCGCCGCGGCTAAACTCAAGAAAGTGAAAACGCAATGATGAACCGACAATCAACTGTCCCGGTCCAGTTCCCAAAGACTACGCGAAAGGACGTCCAAGTCCGCGCAACATCTGGACGCGGTGGCAAGGTCTTGCCGGTCGGGTATATCCCGATCCTACGCAACGACCGAGTATCTGGCACCGCCAACTTTGACATTCGCCTCGCCGAGCTGGCAAAGCCGCTCA